TGACGGATCCGGACATCAGCGCGAAGTCATCCATGAAGGTGACGACGCGGATCACGTACGGGATCTTCTTCCCGCGCCGTGTGGTTCCCTGTGCGTACAGGTCGCGGATCGCGTAGGACATCGCGAAATTGAACAGCCAGGCGTCGATGTACCCGCCGATGATCAGATGCCCGTCCGGCGCGATCCGTCCCAGATATTCCAGCAGGACGATCGCGGCCTTCGCCTTCGGGATCTCCTTCTTCAGGATGTCCGCGCAGACCTGATACTTCAGCGTCGCGTATGCGTGGACGACGTCCGTCTTCTGGATGTACCTGACGCCGACCGTCTCCTTCAGAAGGTATCTGTGCGCCTGATCCTTCAGCAGCGTCTGACCGCGTCCCGGAATGCTGGCGTGCTGCGTCGGCAAAAGCCGCGCGTTGATCAGCGGTTCGATCATCAGCTTTTCGACGTGTCCGATCAGCTGATGCAGGATGGACAGCAGTGCGATGTCCCGTGTCTTCCCTGTCATGCCGTCCGGACGCTGGCGGATCGTCGGCGGCTCCATGTCGTCCGGTTCGATCCCGTATTCGACCAGATCTTCCACGACGCCGTACAGCATCAGCCCGATCGAATGGATCGCTTCTTCCTTCACACGTCTGGATCCGGACAGATCGTCGATCAGGATTTCCGTCCTTCCGATTCCGGCGTACTTCTCGATGAATACCAGAATGTCGCGGCGCTTCCATTTGCTTTTGAAACATTCTTCGACTGCTTCTTCGCATAGCTTCAGGGACAGCTTCCTGTATCTCTTCGTGTGCATAATTCTTTATTTTGTGAAGCGGCGTTCGGTTGCGGTCTGACCTTGAAGCAGATCCGGCCTTGTTACTACTTGCCGCACGCGCAGCCCACAGCTGCGTGTTCCCCTTTCGAAGATTCCGGTTTTACTGATTTTTGCTTGCGCATGGATATGCAGGCGCACATCAGCAGACTTTCGCCTGCCTTCATGAAAATAAGTCGCGGACGGCTGTTCCAGTTCGCGTTACCGGGCGTGTTGTTGCCATTCTCGCACGCCAGCCCGGCATTCGCCCCGTTGTTCAAGTTCGCGAACCGCCACGGGCAGCGAACCCCGGCGGAGCCGGTACCGTTGAAGGCCGATCCCGCGCCTGCATACCCTGTTTGTCTATAGTTACATCAGGGGACTTCCCCCTCTGGACGTCTTACGACGTCCATTCACCCCGCTTTTTACCCGCTCCACAAAGCCGCGGACGGCTGCTCCAGGACGCGATACCGGGCGTGTTGTTGCCAGCCCCGCACGCCAGCCCGGCATACGCCCCGTGGACCAAGCCCGCGAACCGCCACGGGCAGCGAACCCCGGCGGAGCCGGCACCGTAGAAGGCCGACTTGAAGTATGTCGTCGCGGATCCGCCGACCTCTTCCGGGAACAGGACGCCCTTCTTTGTCTTCATGAAGGACTTCACATAGTTCCAGCCGGATTTCATGCCTTCATACAGCAGGCCAGTGTCTTCGTAGTTCGATGTCACGGATCCCGCCAGATTCTGGCTGTCGCGGCATTCGTAAATCGAATAATCCCAGTCGGACACAGCGTTCGCCGTGACGGTATAAAGCGGATCCAGGCCGACCACATATGCGCCGTCCAGGACTTCCACGCCAGCCACACGAAGCGGGGACGTTCCATTCGTCAGACCGTGCGGGCATCCGTCCTTCCTTCCCGGAAGAAGTTCCGTCGCGCCTGAATGCCATGGCATCGTCGAAATATATGTCGTCGCTGTCGTGGTGAATGTGCTTTCCGTCTCGATGCCGACCGCTGCCAGTTCGTCGCCGTCGATCGTGACGGTTTCGATGGAACTGATCTTGACCAGATCCAGAATGTTCCGCATGTGCGCCTGTCCTCTGTCCTTGTTCGTGGACGATCCCATGTCGCCGATCGACACGGTCGAACCGACGATCAGGTTCGCGGCCTGCGTCGTCGACAGGATCACGCGCTTCACATTTTCTTCTGCCTTCGCTACCTGGTACTGTCTGTCGTAGCTGATGCAGCCGTCCGCGATGTTGCTGTTTTCCAGATTGAAGTGCCGCAGCTGCCACATCCGCAGGATCCATCTTGTATCGCAGTCATTCCACAGTCCTTCGTAGATCGTCATCTTGCGCGCCGCTGTGATGCCTGCGGTCGCGCTGGCGAAGTTGTACGGCCTGATGCCTGCGCCTGATGTCAGCGCGCCGCTGCTGTTCAGTCCGCCAGGGAACGAAGGATGCCATGTCAGCGCTCGCTTCGTTCCGTCCGGTGCGACATCCCCGGCGTCCGGATAGAATCCCGCGCCTTTTGTCGTCCTGAAGCTGATGAAATTGAATGAACCGTCGTTCCACTCTTTGATCCACAGTGCCAGCGCGAACGTCCAGACGGGCGCGTCTTCGCCTGTGATGTCGAAGCCGTCTTCGCCTTCGAAGAATGTGATGTTCATGGTTCCATCTTCCAGGGACATCGCATTCGCCCGGATGTACCATGTCATCGGATCTTCGTCCGCCCAGTCCTCGACCGCTGCGTCGGATGCCGTGCACAGCTGCGCGGCGCTCTTTCCTGCCAGATCGTCCAGCGGCGTCATCGCCGTGTTTCCGGATACTGCTGCATCGTAGCTTCGCAGCGTGTACGTCTTACTGTTCCACGCCTGCGCCGCTGCCTTTGCGAATCTTTCAAGGATCTTGTATTTGCTTGTCTCTCCCGCTGCCGCTGCGCGCGGATAGAATTCCCAGAAGACGCGCGTGGTGTTCGTTCCGTCCAGGACGCTTTTGCACGCCGCGTCAAGGACAGCCGCATCAGATGACCCGCCGTTCAGCGCGATCGATTCCAGCGCGGCGGCGATCCGTTCGTGCTGTGTCCACGAAGGGAAAATCAGATCCATGTCTGCCATTTTCTTGTTCCTCCTTTATTCTGTGATCTTTGTCAGTGACATGTGCGGGACGCCCCGCTGCGCGTAGATCGCATACGCATATTTCACATCGTTGTCGCTGTCGTAGATGTACGACGCTTCATTGATCTGGCTTGCGATCTCCACGGCTTCATTCGCCTTGTTCAGGACGATCGTCGCGTTCTCCTGCCGCGTGTTCTCCGCTGTGACGCGTCCGTTCTCTGCGGTCACGCGGGCGTTCTCTGCGGTCACGCGGGCGTTCTCTGCTTCGACGCGGGCGTTCTCTGCTTCGACGCGGGCGTTCTCCGCATTTGCGCGGCCTGTCTCTGCGCTGACGCGCCTGTTCTCTGCCGTCTTTCTGGCGTTCTCTGCGGTCACGCGGGCGGCTTCCGCTTCCGCGTATGCCTTCATGGTTGCGTCGAACAGTGACATTTCGTCCCCGGATATGATGGCGTCTTCGTCCTTGACGCACGGTTCGATCTCGATTTCGAATGTGCAGGACGTGATGACTTCGGTCATGTCCCCGGACTTCACTTCGATTTCTGCCAGTGCCGTCCCCGCTGCCGCCAGTGTCTGCGACGTCAGTTCCATCGTGACGACAGACCCGGAAAACGTGCACGGCGAATATGCCCGCTTCAGATCCGGCTTCTTGATGTAGGCCGTGACGTTCGATCCGGGCGGGATCTCATATTCTGCGCCCTGATTCAGCAGCTGAATTTCGACGTATCTGGTCGCCCTGTCGTGCTGCTTCGCCGATACCTGATACTGCTTCGTAGATCCTGACATCTCGATCTTCAGTCTTTTGATGACCCTGTTCAGGCTCATGTCTGCATCCTCCTTTCTACAGTCCTAATTTTTCTATGATCTGCGCGATCGTGACTGTCTCCCCGTTCGGCTTCTCAAATTCGCACGTCCCCCGGAAGATCGCATTGAATGCGAAGTCCGCATAGTTTTCGCGCGTCGCTTTCGACCCGAAGGCCACGCCGCGCCCTCCATGCAGGAAGTGCATCAGATAGACCGCCGTCGACACGAAGTCGATCACGGTCACGGTGTTGAACTGGTCTTTCAGGACATACTTCACATCGTAGGAAAATTCCGTGTCCAGATCTCCGCCGCAGACCGCCGTCTTCCCTTCGCCCGGACTGATCGTCTTCGGCGTTCCGTATGTCCAGTTGCTTGTCAGCTTGTAGGCCACTGTCAGCGTCAGACTGTTCTTCCCGTTGCACGTGCTGTATGTCGTGTCGGTCATCGCCAGAAAATAGACGCCTTCGTTCTCGATGGATCCGTCAGATCCGCAGCGCATCGAATCGACCGACAGCGTCGGCGGATCATATTCGACGACCGTGATCCGGGCGGACTTCTCTGCTGTCCTGCCCCGCTGATCCTTGACCGTCACCGTGATCGTCTTCACCCCGTAGTCTTCGAAGATCTTCGACGTCGGAAGTGATGTCAGCGTGCCCGTGTATGTCTTGTCGTCCACTTCCATCGTGACAGATACGATCGCGGATCCGTACGACGTCGTCACATTCACGGCGGACAGACCGACGTTCGACTGTTCTTCCACGAACATGTTCCACGATGCCGGGACGCGCCCGGCCTTGTCTGCGACCGTGACCGAATTGATCACCGGCACGCAGTCGTCCGGAACCGTCACTTTGATCTGTTTCGTGATAGTCTGATATACCTGTGTCCCGAAGATGCTTTCGATCTTCAGATCCATCCACCCGTATGTTGACGACGGAAGTTCTTCGTTCCACAGCTTCGGGATTTTGTAGCTGTTCGTGATCCGCGTCGCCTTCGCGGCCAGTTTCTTCGTGTTGCTGTATGTCTTATTCTTTAGCGTCCACGTGAACCTGTATGTCGCATCCGTCGTCAGTTTAATCGATGTAGAATCGTCGCCGCTTTCTACGTTCAGCGGGACTGATTCGTTTCCTGTGATCTCGATGTCTGACGCGCCCGGATCCCATCCGTAATATGTCAGGCGTCCCAGATCATAGAATGACCGGACGCATTCAGACGGATCCGAAACAGGATTCTCTCCGTACTTTATCGTGAAGAATGGTTTGTTGATTACCAGCTTTGTCCCGATGTTCAGTGTGGCTGCTGCGACATATTCGTTCCCGGCGATGCTCTTTTTCTTCGTCTTTATCGTCCATCTGTACTGTTTCCCGTCGATGATCGTCACCTTCGGGAAATCTTCGACCAGGCAGCCTAAAAGCCACTCGTTATCACTGACTGATATGCTGACCGACGTGATCGTCGTGACGTCACCTGATACGCTCCCGTAGGCCGTCGCAGGCTTCTGAAGTGCCCCGTTCACCGTGATCGGTATGCCGAATGTTTTATTTGCCATCTGCTGCCACCTCCATCCGGAAGACGCCGCTGTCATCGATCAGCTGCTGATATACAGCCGGTCGTGCCGCTGCCTTCCTGATCTTCGTTTGCAGGCGCAGCGTGTTCGCCGTCGCCGGTTCTTCTTCCTGCGCTTCCCTCCATTTGACGCCCATCCCGTACTGTGTCGATATGAAGTCGAAGTATCCGCCGTCCTTTGCCGCTCCGACAGACCATTGTCTGACAGCTTCGACGTTCAGGATGTGCAGCTTGTCGTACTGGATGTATGCGACCGGTGATCCGCCCTGCCTGAATTCCAGGCGCGTGTTCGACAACATTGTGGAAAACGGCATCACGCCGCCGTCCTGCTTCTTGCCGATTTCAAGGCCGTCGTCAGTGTAATGGAAGTATGTTTCGTTCTCCTGTTTGAACGATTCCAGATCTTCGCCCTGCGCTGTGACCGTCTCTTCCATCGACCGGATCGAAATGTTCAAGTCGATGGATGTCTGTTCGATCATTGTCTGGTATTCGTTCGTCATCTGCTCCACGGTCTTGTTGTTGGC